ATAGTTGATATTAATATTAATTCAAATAAATATTTAAAATGAATATAAAGGAATGGATAATTTCTAATTTAGATATTTCTTCTATTGTTTTGGAGGCAGGAACTTGCGAAGGATTAGATACTGAATTCTTTTCAAATTATTTTATAAAAGGATTCGTATATGGATTTGAACCTATACCAGATTTATATAATAAAGCATATATAAGAAATTCTCATAAACCAAATGTGAAATTATTTAATTGTGCATTAGGAGACAAGACACAAAAGGTTAAAATTCATGTTAGTGATAGATTTAATGAATCTTGGGGATCATCATCAATTTTACCCCCCAAAAAACACTTATCAGATCATCCACAAATAACCTTTAAAAAAACTATAGAAATTGATTGTATAAATTTAGATGATTGGATGTCAGATAAAAATATACCAAAAATAGATTTAATGTGGTTAGATATGCAAGGATATGAACCAGTTATGTTAAAATTTTCTATTAATAGTCTTCTTAAAGTTAGATATTTATATACAGAAGTTTCTTTAACTGAATTATATGATGGTATTATATTGTATCCAGAATATAAAAAGTTTTTATTATCCAATGGATTCGAAGTAATATTCGAAGATTTACCTTGGGAAAATGGGGGAAATGTTCTTTTTAAAAATATAAAATTAAATGAAACCCGATAAAATATATATAATTCACTATACTAAATTAAAAGACCGATATAATCATATCTCCAGCTTTTTTGATAGTTGTAAGATTCCTTATGAATTTATACTGGATAATGATCAAGAAGATCTCACACCAAAAATTTTAGATCAATATTACAAGCCAAATAAAGAAGAGTACGAAAACCGAATTTCCAAATTATGGGATGTAAATATACATAAATTTAGGTATCTTAATAAAGCTGAAATATCTTGTACTATTAAACATATAACAGCTATAAAAAAAATATCTTCAGAATGTCCAAATTATGGATTAATATTAGAAGATGATGCAATATTTTATGATAATTTTAATAAACAATTTGATAAATGCTTGAATCAAACCCCAGATGATTGGGATTCTATTTTTCTAGGAGATGGATGTGGAGTTAATTTTAAAAGTTCAAAACTTTTAAATAGTAAAAAAGTAAATGATAATGTATATTTAATGGCACATCCAGCAACAAATTGTGCGGAAGCATATTTATTAAAACCTTCTATTGCAGAAAAAATATCAAACAGTATAATACCATTCCAAAATGTTTCAGATTGGGAAATTGCTTACCAATTATATTTACACGATGCTAAAACTTATTGGTGGAATCCGTCGTTAGTTACACAAGGTTCTAGAAATGGGAAATTTGAATCTACTTTAGATCAAGGACAAAGATAACTTGAAAATAACTATAATTAATATAAATAACTGATATGGCTGCTGGAATAGGATTAATAGATTTGATACAAAACAATAAATTTAATGTTGGATTAGAAATTGGAGTTTCTTTGGGTTCTACTACAGAAATATTATTAAGATCTATACCTAATTTAAAATTGTTTGGAGTTGATCCATATATGTATTATATAGACTGGAATGGGAATGAAATAATAGATAACGATGAATATATGAATACCATGTTAAATGCTATCAAACCATATAACGAAAGATTTGTTCATATTAGGAAAACATCAGATGATGCTGTTTTAGATTTTGAAAATGAATCTTTGGATTTTATATTTATCGATGGAGTACACACGTATGATCAGGTTAAAAAAGATTGCGAAAATTTTTATCCGAAATTAAAGAAAAATGGTTTATTTTCTGGTCATGATTATAACGCTATTTCAGTAGTGAGAAATGCTGTGGACGATTTTAAAAAAACTGTAAATAAAGATTTAAGTTTTACTAATAATGATGTTTGGTACTTTTTTAAATGATAAAAGTTGCTTTTATTAAATTTGCTGGATTAGCGTCAGGAGGAACCGAAAAATATCTTCAATCTTTAGCATGTTTATTACCCAAAGACAGATATAAAGTAGATTATTATTACACTAATAATGCCCCAAGATCTAGAGAAACTGGATTTGTGCATCCAGATAATGATCCATCTCGTAAGCTTTTGTTGGAAAATAATGGTATAAAAACTATTCCTATTCATATTGATATGATGGATATAGAGAGTCCATCAACATGGAACGGTACTGATTTTTGGGAAATCTTTAAAGAATCTGATTATGATTTAATACAAACAGCTAGAGGTGGATATACTGAATATCCATTTAATTTAATACATAATTGCCCCATAATTGACAGCATTCATAGCTTTCAAGGTGAAGACAAGCCAAACATTAAAAGAGCTATCCTATTGTGTAAATGGCAGGCTGAAAAATGGGCCGCTAATGGTGGAAATATAAATAAAGCCGTAATTATTCCATCAATAGTAAAAGTTCCAGAAAAGAAATCTTCTACAATTAGAAAAAAATTAAATATTCCCGAAGATGCATTTGTGTATGGATTTCACCAAGCATCTAGATCTGATATATTTTCTCCAACCTCAATACAAGCATATTCTATGATCAAAGATAGTAATACACATTTTGTATTATTAGGAGGATGTCAACAACACATAGAAATTGCAAGAAATTTGGGGATTAAAAATATACATTTTATAAAATTTACAAGTTCAGTAGAAGGCATACATGATTTTTTGGCAGGAATAGATGTGTATGCCCATGCCAGATCAGACGGTGAAGTATGTTCTGCTTCGATTATAGAAGCTATGTATCATGGAAAGCCTGTAATATCACATCCAGCCCAAAATATGGGACATCTAGAGCAAATAGATGGTTGTGGAAAAATGACATATTCGGTAAATGAATACGCAGAAGAAATGAGATTATTAAAAGATAACAAAAATTATTACACAGAAAAATCAGAAAAAACTTTTATAAAATACGAAAATTGTTATAATCACCAAAAAATAGAAAATAATATTATAAAAATTTACGATGATTTGTTGTCCTAACGGTAGTTGTTTTTCTTTATAACCTTTGTATATAATAATATGACTTTAGAAGAAAAGATTGATGAAATAGATTTCAGATTAAAAAATGAAGCTAGAATTATTGCTAATTGGGATTATCACGAAGCTTTTCATTTGGCTTGTGGTGATGAAGTTAAATTAGACGGTTTATGGATGGAATTTGGTGTTTTTACTGGAAGAAGTTTAGAGCAATTTTCTCGAAAATGTCCTTCTGTATTATATGGATTTGATTCATTTGAAGGTCTACATGAAAAATGGGATGATAACAACCCAAAAGGAGTTTTTAACTTAAATGGTAAAATCCCACCCGGATACATTGTTGGTGATAATCACTCTATGCATGATAGTTCTTTACCATTAAATTGGAAACCTTGGCCTAACAATGTAAAATTAGTAAAAGGATTTTTCGATAAAACTCTGCCAGTTTTCCTTGAAAAATTCGAAGGAGACGCAGCATTAATTCACATTGATTGTGATTTATATTCATCAACAAAAGACATTTTTAAATATTTGAAAAATAGGATAAAATCTGGGACTATTATAGTATTTGATGAAATTACAGATTATCCAGATTTCAGATTACATGAAATTAAAGCATTTGCCGAATTTTTATTAGAAAGTGGATTTAATTATAACCCATTAATATATCAAAATTTAGGTTGCAGTCAAGGATGTTTTGAAATATTATAATTATTATCAATAATTATTATGAATAATTATATAAAAACTTATTTCGAAGAAATACAAAAAATAATAAATTTAATAGATAAATCTATTATTGAAATTTTTATAAATAAAATATCTAATATAAAAAAAAATAATGGTAGATTGTTTATATTGGGTGTTGGTGGTAGTGCTGCTAATGCTAGTCATGCTGTAAATGATTTCAGAAAAATTCTTAATATAGAAACATATGCAGTTACCGATAATGTTTCTGAATTAACAGCTAGAATTAATGACGAAAGTTGGGAAGATTCTTATAAGAATAGTTTAAAAGTTAGTAGATTAACATTTAATGATGCTGTCCTTATATTCTCTGTAGGTGGAGGATCAGATACAACTTCCAAAAATTTAGTTAATGCAATGAAATATGCAAAAGAATGTGGATCACAAATTTTAGCAGTAGTAAGTAGAGATGGTGGAATAGCTAAAATATTAGCTGATGCTTGTATTTTAATACCCGTTATTAATGAACAAAGAATTACTGCCCATGCGGAAGAATGGCAAGGAATTATTTTACATTTAGTAGTTAATTATTTTAAAAAATAATATGAATATAGATATACAAAAAGAAGCATCACAAAATTATCCAACTTGTTTAAATGACGTTTCATTCAATGATGGTCATTTGGGTGGATGTAATGTTAAGGGAGATCCCGGCACAGAATGTCCTAAAATGTGGAAATATATATGTGAAAAATATAATATTAAATCTGTTTTAGATGTTGGTTGTGGATTTGGGTTTCATTTAAAATATTTTAAAGATTTTTTAAATTTAAATATTTTTGGAATTGAAGGATCTGAAAAGGTACAACAAATTTCATTTTACCCAGACAAAATAGCAGCCCACGATTATACTAAAGGTCCATATTTTTTAGAAGAAAAATTCGATTTGTGTTGGTCTGTAGAATTTGTAGAACATGTAAATCATGAATATATACAAAATTTTTTAATTAATTTTTCTAAATGTAAATACTTAATAATGACACATGGATTACCGGGGCAATCAGGACATAATCACGTAAATTGTCAAGATTCAGATTATTGGATAAATCAATTGGTGAATTATGGATTTCACTTGAATTTAGAAGAAACTGATAATATTAGAAAATTAGCTATGGAAGATTATAATGATTTTAGGGCATGGCAAAAATTAGATTTTAATAATAGACCAATTAGGGGTGTAGCATGTCAATATAATTATGATGTAACTTATTTAGAACCTCATGTAGCATTGCATGGATTATTTTTTGAAAATAAAAATTTAATCAAATAATATGAACATACAAATTTATGCTGATACTTCTGTTTTAACAGAAATTTTTGATATATACGAAAACAATAAATTAATTAGCGGATTTACCACTAATCCAAGTTTAATGCGTAAAGCAGGTATAACTAATTATTCTAATTTTATAAAAGAAGTTACGTCAAAGATAACAGATCTTCCGTTTTCTTTCGAAATTTTTGCTGATGAGTTATCTGAAATGGAATATCAAATACAGAAAATTTCTGAATATTCAAACAATATATATGTAAAAGTTCCAATAACAAATACAAAAGGGGAATCTACCGTTAATTTAATTAAAAAGATGTCAGATAAAGGAATTAAAGTAAATATTACTGCTATATTTACTTTTGAACAAATTTCAGAAATTTTTAATAAATTGAAAAATATTAATTCTTCATTGATAATTTCTTTATTTGCTGGTAGAATATCTGATACAGGGATTGATCCATGTGAATTAATATCAGAAACGTCATATAAAATAAAAACGAGCGAAAATAAAAATTTAAAATCTTTATGGGCTAGTACCAGATCGGTTTATAATATATACGAAGCTGCTAATAATGGATGTGATATAATAACTGTAACTCCAGATATTTTACCTAAATTAAAATTAAAAAATAAAGATTTAAATCAATTTTCCTTAGAAACTGTTAAAATGTTTTACGATGATGCTAAAGCATCGAATTTAACTATATGATATTAACTAGAACTCCATTAAGAATAACATTGGGTGGTGGTGGTACTGATTTGCCTAGTTTTTACGAAAAACATGGTGGGTTAGTCATTTCAATGGCAATTAATAAGTATATTTATATCACTTATAAATCAGATGATTTTGAACAATTAACTAAATTGAGATATTCGCAAATTGAAATAGTCGAAGATTCTAAATATATAAAAAATACCAGAGCTAGAGAAGCTTTGCTTTATCATAATATAAAAAATGGTTGTGAAATAAATACGTGTGCTGATTTACCCTCAAATACTGGACTTGGATCTTCTGGTAGTTTTTTAGTTGGAATGCTTCATTGTATAAGAGGAATTAAAAATTTTGATACAAAACCTAATACTTTAGCAGAAGAAGCATGTAAAATAGAAATAGATATATTAAAAGAACCTGTTGGTAAACAGGATCAATATATTGCTGCTCATGGCGGGATGAAGATTTTTGATATAAATAAAAACGGGATAGTTTCTACAAAAACATTAGAACTTTCGGAACAATTAACTCACCAATTCACATCATATCTTTGTGTATATTATTTAAATGTAAAACGAGATGCTTCTGATATTCTTTCTGAACAACAGAAATTAAAAGGAAATACCGAAGAAACTTTAAAAATAATCAAAGAACATGGTTATAAAACTATAGAATATATTACAAATGGTAAATTTGAAGAATATGGTAAATTAATGGATGAATATTGGGAACTTAAAAAAACACTTTCTGATAAAATTTCCATAAAAGAAGTAGATGTAATATATGATTATGTAAAAAAACATTATGGAGTTATTGGTGGAAAAATAATAGGAGCAGGAGGAGGTGGATTTTTGCTTTTATATTGTATGAACGGAAGGAATAAACTAGATGAGTTCATGAGAAGTCAAAATTATAATAGATTAAATTTTAATATTGATACTAAAGGATCTACTATATTAGGTAATTATTCAATAAAATAATGATTAAAGGTATATTAATAGGAGCTTTTGATGTTTTGCATCCGGGCTATATAGAAGCATTTGAAGAATGTAAAAAAAACTGTAATCATTTAACAATTTTATTGCATATCGATCCATCAAAATATAATAAAAATAAAATTAAACCAATTCTCAATTTACAAGAAAGAATTAAAACTTTATCAGCAATAAAATATATTGATAATATAATTCCTTATGACGGAGAAGATGAATTATATAACATATTAAAAGATAACTTAAATTGGATTAATTTGAGATTTATGGGAGATGATTATATAGACAAAGATTATACTGGGAAAGATTTGGATATACCGACATATATCTTAAATAGAAATCATGGATGGAGTGCTACAAAATATAAAAAATTAATATATGAACAATTCAAAAAATAATGTTATAGTTACTGGTGGTTGTGGTTTTATAGGAAGTCATTTAGTTGATAAATTAGTAAATGATTATAATGTTTATGTAATTGATGATGAATCTGCCGAATCTAATGATGTTTTTTATAAAAATCCTAAAGCTACTTATTTTAAATTAGATATATTAGAAGCGGATAAAATAGATGTATCTATTTTAGAAAATACTAAAACTATATTTCATTTAGCAGCAGAGTCTAGAATAGGTCCAGCGATTAAAAACCCTACAAAAGCTACAACCACTAATGTAATGGGCACTGTAAAGCTTTTAGAGATTTGTAGAGCCTATAAAATAGATCGATTTATATATTCATCTACTTCTTCTGTTTATGGGTTAACAGATAAACTTCCTACAGATGAATTGTGTGAAATTGATTGTTTAAATCCTTATGCTTCTACAAAGTTTTGTGGAGAAGAAATGATTAGAGTATATACTAAATTATATGGAGTAGATTCTTGTATCTTTAGATATTTTAATGTATTTGGTGAAAGATCACCAACTAAAGGAGTTTATGCTCCTGTTATCGGTATATTTTTAAATCAATTAAAAAATAATACACCATTAACTATTGTTGGTGATGGTGAACAAAGAAGAGATTTTGTTCATGTTTATGATATAGTTCAAGCTAATTTATTGGCATTTAATCATAAAGAAAAAATAAATGGATCTACTTTTAATGTTGGTAGTGGAATTAATTATTCTATGAATGAAATAGCTTCGTTTATAAGTGATAATTCTACTCACATACCATTTAGAGAAGGAGAAGCTAGACACACTTTAGCAAATATATCAAAAATTAAAAATGTTTTAAATTTTGATCCTAAAATAGATGTCAAAACTTGGATCTCTACTAAATTAATGTAAATATCATTCAATTACAAGATATGATTTATGTTATAGCGGTATAATCTATGTGAGGTATGTGCAGACTATATATAAGACAATCGAAATATTATATTGTGCTTCTGGATATTGTATGTTATACTAAAGGAAAATAAGATGGAAGACACAATATTTAATTTTATAGATTCGGTTCTTTTCAAAAAGAATATACTAAATACCTTAAATGAAGGAGAAACACAATTCAATCTTTATATGCTTAATCGCTGGTGTAGCATGTATTCTCCCGATCTTACTCAAGTACTTAACGAGACGGCAAATATCTATGGAAAATCATTTGTTACGAAACAAGAACAATACGAATTTGTATTAAATATGTTTCCTAAAGTAAAAAAGAAAAGAATCAATTACATCAAAAAAAATAAAGAAGAAAAGATACCAGAAGATACTGATATAAATTATATTGCAAAGTTATCAGAACTTTCTAAAAGAGAAATAAAACTATATATTGACTTTATACAAAATATAGATAATTAATTTATATGGCAATGGAAATACCCTCTCACATGGATAATGTGAAACTGAAAAAAGGAATGATAGATTTAGACGCAAACTCTGAAGGTTGCTTCGGTTTGGATGATTTTAAATTATCTTTTATTTTTGATGACATTGTATTGGTAGAATTTATAGATGAAATCGAAGATTCTAAAGGCTCCGCAGTGATGAGAAATGGATTATATGTTCCTACTAACATTAATACTAAAGCATGGAGAAAGGCTAAAGTTGTACTAGTGGGTCCTAACGTCCAATTTTGCAAAAAGGATGATATTGTAATTTTTCCGAATGATAAAGGTGTTACAGTTTCCAATTTAGAAGTTGATGGATACGGAAAAGTAAATAAAGGGATGTTCCTAAACGAACAAAGAATGTTTGGGATTGCGAAGAGAAGCAGCACTAAATAATTAAGTGCCCAAAAGAGATTACAATAACCCTTTAGTACTACAGACCAATTATAGCCAGTTAGAAATGGCATTGAGGAATAATGTCTGCGAACTCTTTATAAAAAGAAGACTTTATGAAAGTGGTAGACCCGCTTTTAGAAGGATGTTATGTACAAATTCTATGGCATTATTAAATTCTAATAATGGCAGGAGAGTTTTAGGATATCGTCGTCCTAAGGGTTTACCCCCATTCAATCCAAGACAGAAGAAATTAGTTATTACATGGGATATATTAATGATGGATTTTAGATGTGTAAATTACGACGAATGTTATTTGGTGTCTACTTATCCTATAGCACAAGAACGAGAATTTTGGAAAACTTTTAATAAAGTATATCTTACCATGTCACCTATGGAAAAATTATATTTTATGGATTCTTGATTAACTAAGATTTTCCTTTAAATATGTGAATGGAGACACTGGAGACGGAACTTAGATATTTTTTACAAAGGGATATAGTGCTATCAATAAATAATAAAATTTTGAAAGAAGGTAAACTAGTAATTTTTAATCAGAAAGATTATTATTATAATTTATATTTAAAGGTTAGTAATACTATACAGAAGAAAATAGAATTGCCTTATCCATTTGCTATTAAAAAAGAAAAATCTTATATTATTTTAGACTATACTTTAAATGCTATATCAAAAAATGATACTAATTTGTATTATAAATTGATGGCATTGACTCAAAATAATAATTCACGTTTCTACAATAACAAAATTTTATTGTTCGAGAAGAATAGTCTTGATTTGTCTATTGTTACATAGTAAGATGTTTGGATGGCTCTACTAGACTATTTTCCAGATGGATTTACTCCACAATCTCAGCAAGTTGATATCATCAATAAAATCGAGGTTGCATTTAATAATGGTTTTAATTTTGTGGTTTGTTGTGCTCCAACTGGAAGTGGCAAATCGTTTTTATCAAAAACTTTATCGAATAAATCCCCCGAAATTTCCCAAAACTTCAAAGGATTGATAGAATCCTATAATGCATTCAGAGTAGATCAATTCGGAGATTTTGCCAAAGCAGAAGAATGTGAATCAGAACCTAGTTTCGGGGCATTTGCATTGACTATTACCAAAAGTCTTCAGGACCAATATACAAATCTATTCAAAGATTCTGAAGCACTGAAAGGTAAAAGTAATTATCTTTGTAGAGTAGATCCAAGTTATAATGTGGACTTTGCTCCCTGCCACTTTAATCCCAGAATTAAAGAATCTTGTTTAGTAAATTCTACCTGTGATTATTATTGTGCTAGAAGAGATACGTTAGTCAATAAACTCGGAATTCTCAATTATAGCATGTTTATGTCTTTGCCTGAGCATGTTAAGAAGAGGGAATATATCATTTGTGACGAAGCTTCTGAACTAGAATCAGAATTGGTAAAAAGATTTAGTCGAAGTTTAAACTACAAAATACTCAAACGGCTAGGATACAAACCTATTGATATTCCGGTAGAAAATTATGGAAAATTCAGAGTTTGGTTGGGGGAATTGATCCTAAAACTGGGTAATGAAGTAGAAGATATCAAAAAACTTTTAGGGAAAAAGAAAAAGAATACCTCTACTGCTGATACGGATGTGCAGAGATTTAAGTTATTCAGTAATCTATTAGCACAGATTAAAACCACGGTAGATACATGGGAAGATTGTGAATATGTCATAGAACATAACTTAGAAGGTGTAACACTAAAACCACTTCGTGTAGATAATCTTGCTAAACATATTTTTAAATATGGTAAAAAAATACTATTAATGTCTGCAACGATTATCGATCATGTAAGTTTTTGTAAGACATTAGGTATTGAAAAGTATCAATATATCGAAGTGGATTCGACCTTTGATCCTAAAAATGCTCCGATCTATGTAACAACCGGAAGTAAATTAAATTACAAGAATCTCAAAGAGAAACTTCCGGTATTAAAAGATAATATATTAAAAATCTGTGAATTTCATAAAAATGTAAAAGGGGTTATTCATACCCATACTATGGAAATTACACAATATCTTAAAGATAATATCGATGATCCTAGATTCCTATTCCGGTTGGATGGTGCTAATAACGAACAAATCATCCAACGACACATAGAAGCCACTGGACCGACCATCCTAGTGAGCCCTTCGATGACATATGGAGTTGATCTGAAAGAGGATTTGGCTAGGTTTCAGATTGTAGCAAAAGCTGCATACATGCCGCTAAATGATGAACGTATCAAAAAGTTATTTAAAGAAGACCCTAATTGGTATGTGAATCAAATGCTGAATCAATTGATTCAGGCATGCGGAAGAGGAGTTAGAACTAAAAATGATAAATGTATCACATATATTATGGATGGTACTATAACTGATGCAGTTATTAGAAATTCCAAGAAACTACCGAAATACTTTTTAAAAAGGTTTGTTTAGACAGTAAATACAAACATGTATAATAACGGTTTCTATTTTGAAATTCATGATTTATTGACTCAATTCATTGCAGCAATGGATGATGTCATAATTTCTAGACACAATAAAAATAGAGATGCCAAGGAAAAAATTAAAGTACGATATATTCATGCTCCCAAAGAACGAGTAATTCATGATATAGTAAATAAAGCACAAAATATTACAGTACCAGTAATATCAATACATACTACTTCTATATCAAGAGATGAAAATAGAGTTTTTAATAAAATAGCAGGTTTTTACCAGCCAGTAAATAGTAACTCCACCAGTAAACATACGGCACATGTAAGAATGCCGCTTCCTGTAAATTTAACGGTATCGGTAGACATATTAACTAATTATCAAAGTGATATGGATCAGATAATATCTAATTTTGCTCCATATTCTAATCCGTATATTGTAATAAGTTGGAAGATACCCGATTCATTTGGCTTACAGACTGATAATGAAATACGATCCGAAGTGTTATGGGATGGAACTATTAATCTAGAATATCCCATAGATGTTACGTCTGCCGATAAACCCAGATTCATTGCAACAACTTCCTTTACTATAAAAGGGTGGTTATTCCCTAAAGCTTATGAAGATTATGTAAATAATATATATTTTGTAGATTCTAACTTCAGAACTTCGAGTAAATTGTTATTTGATTCTTTCAGTGATAGCCTTACTGCTGAAAATTATATCTATGATGCATCCGCAGGTATTTTGAATGAAAACGAAATGGTTTATATTTCAGGTGCTCCAGTAATATCTAACTTATATTTAAATACCGCAGGATCTACGAGAGAGTTATCGGGGATAGACCAAGTTATACAAAGTTCTAATTCTAATATGACATTTACAATATTAGGTCAAAATTTTCAATATACTACTAATATATTATTAAGTAGTAATTCTGATACTCTTTATACTAATTATTCTTCTTTCGGATTTACATATTATCCCACCGTAAGTGGGTTTATATTACCTAAATCTAATTATACAGTTTTGAATAAAAATGCGATTCATGTATCATTGCCTAGATTATCGGAAGATGCTGAAATAAATTTTGTAGTTTTGAATAATATAGGATGGAAAGATACAAACTCTATAAATACTAAATTAGTATTTCTTTCTGCGTCTTAATAGATAAATACCAACATGCCGACGAATTCAGATGATGGGAAAGGTTCTACCTTTGGAAGAGATTTAATGTCTTACATTTCTTCGAAATTGCCGTATGGAAATTTCGATGTATCTCAGCTTACTAACACATTAAATCCTAAATATAAATATTTTGAAGAAATGGGTACTAAACGAGCTGAAGTACTAGCTCGTCATTCCATTTCACAAAATTATGATTATAATAATCATTCGGTAGGAGATATAACATCTGATAAGCGTTATAGTGAGGTGATGTATGCTAACATCCAAAAGGATAAGTTAGCAAGAGTTCGAGATTATAGAATAATGGGGGCATTTTCGGAAGTGGCTAATGCCTTAGATGAAATTTGTGACGAAACTGTTAATATAGATTCTCATACAAACAGTTGTATGAATTTGAAGTTTAAAAATTTATCTTTATCAAATTTTCAAACAGAAACTTTACAAACAGAATTTTTAAAATATACTGCACATTTTGATTTCGAGCATAAGGGATGGTCATATTACAGACAGCTTTTGATTGAGGGTGAAATATACTGGGAGCATATTATACACAAAGACTATCCAGAAGAAGGTATACTTGGAGTAATTCAAGTTCCATCGGAATTGATAGATCCGGTATTTTCTAATGTTCAAAATGTTTTAGTTAAGGGATATTTATATAGAAAACCTAAATTCGATCCAAATAATCCATTGAAACAAATAGGTGTGGATTATATTCCAATGGATAAGAGTCAAATCACATATGTTAATTCTGATGTGTGGAATGAATCTAAGACCATGCGTCTACCGTTTTTAGAAAATGCCAGACGAGCCTATCGACAATTATCAATGATAGAAGATTCTATTGTAATCTATCGTTTGGCTAGAGCACCAGAAAGATTGGTGTTTAATGTTGATGTAGGTAATATGCCTGCTCCTAAGGCCGAAGCATATCTACGAAAATTAATTTCATCGTATTGGGCATCAAAGACTTATGACCCAGATAAGGGTGGTATTGTACAAAAATTCAATCCACAATCGATTCTCGATAATTTCTGGTTTGCTAAACGTGCCGGGTCCGAAGGTACTAAAATAGATCAGTTAGCTGGGGCATCTAATTTAGGAGAATTGACAGATTTGATGTATTTTGTCAAGAAATTATATTCATCTTTAAAAGTTCCCACTACTCGTTTAGATCCGCAAGATGCATTCAGAGATGGTGCAGATATGCTTCGAGAAGAATTAAAATTTGCAAGATTTATAATTCGTCAGCAGCAATTATTTTCATATGGGATTAAAAGTGGGTTTGTTACTCATTTGCAGATGAAAGGCTTATGGAAAGATTTTGATATTACTGAGGAGTCTTTGCAAATCGAATTTAATGTCCCGACTAATTTTTATGAACTCAGAGAGAGTCAGAAATTAGAATTGAAAGTTGCAAATTTTGGTAATCTAGCTGCAAACGAATCTGTGTCTCCCACTTTTGCTCAAAAAAGATATTTGGGTTGGACTGATATAGATATTAAAGCTAATCGAGAATTCTTAAGAAAGGATAAAGAACTTCGCTGGGAATTAACTCAAATTGAAACACTAGGTCCTAAATGGAAAGAAATTCTTTCTGCACAAGCAGAGGCTGGTGCAGGAGCAGCAGGTCCAGAAGCAGGAGCAGCAGGTCCAGAAGGTGGTGGAGGAGGAGGAGGTGCTGGAGGTATGCCTCCAGCATTTGCTGGTGGTCCCGCAACAGTAGGACCAGAAGGTGGGGAAGCTGGTGGTGCCCCTACAGAAGGTAGTGCCCCTACAGAAGGTAGAGCTGATTCTGGAGGTGCTACTCCAGAATCAGCAGCATAATAAATTAGATTATTTCAATTTTAACATATCACCAGAATCTCCGATATATTTCAATTCTAAAATATCTCCATTTTGAAATTTATGTTTTGTATTATTAGTTCTGATTACTTTATACAAATTATTTTGATTAATTTGTTTTATTATAGCATAAGATATAATTTTGCGTAATTCGTGTGTGCTATCTACAAGAAATTTAAGTTCGCCATTTACTATTAAATGCCATTGCTTTCTTTTAGGATGTATATAATCTGATCCTATACTCTCTTTAAATGATTTACCTTTGGTTGGATTTGTAAATGCAACAATATTATATCTTTCTGAAGCTGATATACCTTTTAGTTTTTCGCTCATTCTTTTATATCCAGCCAATTCATATTCTGTAAATTCTTTATTATTTAAACGATTTTTTCTATTTTTATAATGTTTTGTTCTATTTTCAGTAAATTTCCATTTAAGCTTACTTAATCTTTTATGATTCAAAATCTCGGATTCAGTAAATCCCTTCTCTTTTCTTCTTTTTTCTCGATTTTCTAATGATTTTTTTCTTTGTTCTTTGGTAAGATGATTGAAATTATTACCAGCATCTTCAACTATAAGATTTGCGAAATCTTTAGATTCGACAACATTATATAATTTCGAATAATATAATCCATTTATTCTAGCATCTTCTACTGATGTATATTCTCCTAATATTTCAGTGGAAATGTGCTTTGCGTATTTTTTAATATGAGATTTCCAATATTTTCCCGATCCTGAATAAATATAACAAGAGGCACAGTCACCAAAATGATAACAAAGATATTTCAATTTAGTTATATTATGAGTTTTTATCATTAAAAAATGTTTCTTCACTAATATATTTATGAGCCAATGCGCAATAACTCCTCTTTCCGCTTTTCAAAGCACTAATTTAAATAGTAAAATAGACAGTTTCCAGAGATTGGCAGATCGAATCGTTCGTTCTTTGGGTGCTCCGTTAATTTCTATAGAAATACATCAAGATCAAATATTCGAGGCCATATCTATGGCTTGTGAAATGTTTTCTAAATATGCGGGTTATACTAAAGAATATTTAATTTTAGATTCTAATTTGTATGAAAAGGGGAGAGGATTAAGATTAGATTATCTTTACACCTTAGCTAAGATGGATCTAACTGATAGGCAAATTGCTACTCATGCAACAGTATCTACTGATACCGCTCCATATCTAACTACTCCGAATACTTATTTTATTTCAGTTTCGGCTTTAGATAAAGCATTTTTTCTTATAAATCCTGAACTATCTAGTACTTATACAGATGGTCTGGAGAGAAATGTAATATTAACCGGACCCTCATATACTAAAATGGTATCAGCATTTTCGGTAGATCCGGTATTAAATGTAATACCTATTTCTAGTTATTTTGTATCATCTAATCGTCAAAATATCAGTATGAATGGTGAAGTAGATCATAGCCAAAAAACTGTTATTTATAATAATATGTTCGATTATGATCTGATGGACTATCGAAAAGTTATATCCGTCACCGATTTTGAAGAAGGAGCATCTACTGGAATTAATACTTTATTTACTATCGAACAGACTTTGGCTCAACAAACTTATTTCAGTTATGCTATGGGTAATTATGGATTCGATCTTATAAGTTGGTATACAGTAAAAAATTGGCTAGAAACTAGAGAGAAAGTATTGGCAACGAAAAGATCCTATGAATTTAATGATAGGACTCAATATATGAAAATATATCCAGAACCTAATGCTAATGTTAGATTTTATGGAGTCATAAGTTGTTATATCGAAAAGCCAATACGAGATTTAATAAAAGAAATTTGGGTTTATCAGTATTCGTTGGCATTAACTAAAATAATGGTTGGACAGACTAGAAGTAAATTCAGTCAAGTCAACTTATTTGGTGGGCAAGTATTCACTACGGAGGTTATGTCTCAAGGTATAGAGGAAAGGAATAAGCTGGAAGAACAATTGTATACTAATGCTGCTGGTCTGGGAGATTCGGATCCAGCTTTCTTTTTTGTAGGATAATTTATATTAAATACTTATATGAAAAGTATTATACAATATATGTTCTGTATATTAGTATTGTTTTCGGGTTGCACGACATCTGCTGTACGGCATACTATATATCAACAACAAATAGACCAGAAGCAGGAAAAGTTGAATGACGATGCTAAAGACCTATTAGTAAAAGCTACCGAAATGCTATCTGTTAATGGCGGAACTATTGATATCAAACGTATAGAGCGTTTATTAAAAAAGTCCCAGTCTTTATTGAATGTTGATGTCGATGATGGTAAGGAATTAACAAATTTAAACGGTGAAGCTTTGGATAAAAAAGTTGATGAAATTACAGCAAACGACGAAAAAGAAAAACTTGATATTATTGATTTAAAGAAAAAAGATGATGAAGTAGTATCAAAAATGATAGCAGATAATATAGAAGCGGAAGCTATTCGAAAATATGAAAGATCAAAAACTATTAAACTATATGCCATTTGTGGTACGATACTTTCAGTTCTTGGTGTATGTTTTTATTTAAATCCATCTAAATTTTTAAGTATTGGGAGTAGTATAATCGGAGTCTTTTTTAGAAAATAATATGCCACCCATTTTTAAAAAGGACGAAAGATTCAAACAAGGTATATTTCAGCCTAAAAATGTTAAAAAATTTATAGGGAAATTTGCTATATTTCGTTCATCGTTCGAACGTACTTTTTTTCTGTGGGCTGACAATAATCCAAATGTATTGGAATGGGGTTCCGAAAATATCATAGTTCCATATAAGAGTCCTATCGACAATAGAATGCATCGTTACTACGTTGATAATTATGTAGTAATAAGAGAGGGAACGGTCATTAAAAAATATTTAATAGAGATTAAACCATTTAAACAGACCTTACCACCCGTTCCTTCTAACAAAAAGAAGAAGTCTACTTTATTATACGAAACTACCCAATGGTTAGTTAACAGTGCAAAGTGGGAAGCCGCAAAAAAATTTGCGGCTTCCAAGGGTGCTGTATTTTTGATTATAACTGAAAAGGATTTATTTAAAAAGGAATAATTTTTATAAATGGTTGGTAGGATTCTTTTTTAACTGATTTATTAGATTTTGGTTTTTTAGTTGAAGTTTTTGTTGGAGATTCTCCTGTAATTTTTTTATATAATTTAGTAGATTGACCTTTTAATGATGCTTGTTGTTTTCCTGTGGCCGATGGAATTTTTTCTTCGACATCTCGTCGTTTAGCTTGATCCTGTCTAGTTGGTGTACCCATAGATTCGGGAGATGCGGGATTATCAGGAGTCTTGTGACTATCTGGTTTGTATTTAGTATCGGAAGATGTTTCCGGAGTTCTAGGATCCCCCCAGAATAATAAATTACCAATCTGTTCTTCTTTGCTGAGTCTGTCCCAATTTTTACCCTGAAGTTCTCTTGTATTAGTTATATGGACGAATTCATTGTTTTTATCTGCTTCAGATTCTCCCCCAAAAAGTTGTGGTCTTAATACATCACGATGTTCGTTCCCCCATTTTTGAAATTCGTGGTGGATCTTAGTAGGAAAAGATAATACCAAATCCAATTCATTAGTATCTTCTGGATTCCCTCCATTTTTCCTATATATGTCACATAATAACTGATAATATCTTTTTAGTATAGATTTTTGTAATTGTTTGTCAATTGTATGACCAGTAATATGAGCATGTCTAGTTTTAACTGCTAATATTCTGTTCGGGATATCATACATCGGTATTGTATATGGAGGTAGACCATATTCCAATGGATTGAACATTGTTTTGGTATTAGGATCTCCTACTCCCGTATATTCACTGATCAATCGTCTTACTTTCTTTTGATCTCCGTTGTAATACATTTCAGCTAGGGCATCTACTACATTTAATGTTCTACCATGCTTTATAGCAATTTCAATTTGCTGTCTTCTTACTTCATCTTTTAATCGAATTTGAGTAGTATGTCTAACTAAAGATTTTTTCCCCAAGCCTGCTGAAGCTTTTCTTCCAGACTTCCACGGCATGAGTGCTTCATTTATTGAAGCCATATATCTTTCAAATATCAAATTTGAATCATTATTCATAACATTATTTAGGAAAATGTGGTTTTTTTAGTATTATTGCTCTTAAAAAAATAACTAAATAATCTAAATAGTTTTATGTCACTACGTTTAATTGTAGAAAAACCTGCACCCGATGAAGAATTCGAATATATATTCGAAGAGAAAGATAGAAAAAGCCCAGCATCACTTTATATCAAAGGGCCATATATGATGGCTGAAAATTATAATAGAAATAATCGTCTATATAAATTAGATGAAATGATAAAGGAAGTTAATCGTTACAAATCGGAAATGATTAATACTGGTCGTGCAATGGGAACATTAAATCATGAAAGTACTGCCGAAGTAAGTTTGGATAGAGTATGTCATTTAGTTACAGAGATTTCTCAAGAGGGTAATATTTTTCATGGTAAAAGTAAAGTACTAACTACACCTTCAGGTCATATTGTTAGATCTTTAGTACAAGACGGGGTGAAAGTTGGAATGAGTTCTAGGGCATTAGGCCAATTGGAAGAAACTGCTGGAGGTAAAAATATAGTAACGGATCTCCGTTTAATTTCTATTGATTGCGTAGCGGATCCTTCGTTTCCTAAAGCCTTCGTAAACGGAATTTTAGAATCTAAACAATGGGTACTAGGGGAATCTGGACAGTTCGAAGAAATATATGCAGAGTTTGAAAATAAAATATCTAGACTTCCAAAAAAACAAATAGAACAATATTTGAAAGAATCTATATTAGTTTTCCTAAATAAAATCAAATTTAACTAAATAAATTTATGGCTAAAGACAAAAAGAAAAAACTTCCGAAAGGTTTTGTCCCTTTTGTAAAAAAGGGTAAAAAGAAAGATGACGACAAGAAATCAAAATCTAAAAAGCTTGACGAAAATATTTTAAAATTCGTAGATATGATGATTTCGGAAAATTATAAAGATGCGCATAAATTTTTAGAGGTTGTTATAAATGATAAAATAAAAAAACAAATCGCAGAAGCAGCTAAAAACGAACTTTTTCCAAAAGCTGAAGACAAAAATGCAAAATTCTTAAAAAAAGAAAAGAAGAATTCAAGTAAAAAATAGTAAAAAGAATAACTAATATTATGGCAAAGGAAATTTCAAATCTTTTAAAAGAAGCAACCCAAGGAATATTGACAGATGAAACACTGGATCAAATACAAGAAGCTTTCGATACTGCGGTAGACGAAAGAGTTCGTATTCATGTTGAAAAGGCATTAACTGAACAAGATTCCGAATATACAACAAAAGCAGAACAGTTAATTCAAGCTATTGATGAAGATCATAGTAAAAAATTGGAAAGAGTGCTAGAAGCATTAGATACTAATAATACTGCTAAATTACAAACGGTTATCAAGAAGTATCAAACTATTGTAAAAGAACAAGCAAATCAATTTAAAGAAGAACTAGTAGAAAGAATTTCTCATTATATCGATTTGTTTATCGAATCGAAGATTCCTACTAAATCTATCAACGAAGCTGTTAAAAATAAAAAGGCTCGTATAATTCTTAATAACCTTCGGGAATCTCTTGCTATCAATTCAGCATTAATGAATGATTCTTTGAAAGAAGCTTTGGTTGATGGTAAAACCCAAATTGATCAATATAAACAATCTGCTACAAAAGCAGAATCCGAAGTTAATAATCTTCGGGAATCTTTGGCTCATGCCAAAGCTGCATTAATATTAGAACAAAAACTTTCCACTTTACCTGCAAAGAAAAAGGAATATGCACATCGAGTATTCGAAGGAAAATCCCCTAAATTTATCATCGAAAATGTAGACTATACATTGTCTCTATTTGATAAAAAGGAAGAAGAAAGATTGAAGACTTTGAAAACCGAAGCATTCGAACAACGCAAGGTAAAACAAGATCGAGTTGTCTTAGAAGAAGATACCGAAGAATTTGAATCTCAGAAACAAGAAAATTTTAGTCACGTTCAGAATTATATGAACGAATTAGGTAAATACTAATATATTTACTTAAAAAATTTGGTAGAAGTAGATATTACTTGAGTTCCTGCATGTCGGACATGCTTGAGGTCGAAAAACAAAAAGAAAGAAAAATACATAAATTATGAAACAAATCAAACCCGCACAATCATACATTGATCAAGATCGCGCTAAAACTCTTTTGGAAAAATGGGCACCCGTGCTCGATTATACCTCTAAGAGTGTTGGCCCTATCGAAGATGATCATACCCGTTTAAATACTGCTATGTTACTTGAAAACCAAGAAGCATATTGCCTCCGTGAGGCAAATATTGCTGGTGGACAAGGTAGCGTATTCGGTGGTTCGACAAATGGTAATTTCGGTGGTGGCAATAATGCGTTCGGTAATACCGACTTCTATGCCTCTGGCGATAATCGTCTTCCTAAGATATTGATTCCAATGATTCGTCGTACATTCCCCGAATTGATCACCAACGAAATCGTTGGAGTTCAGCCTATGTCTGGTCCTGTTGGACTAGCATTCGCACTTCGTTATAAGTATGGTACAGATTCCCTTGGTGGTAACTTCCAAGATCAGGCTGCAACGGATGGCAAATATAAAGTTGCCACCGGAGTACATGATCAGAATTTGGTAGGACCAAGTGGAGCTGGATACCTCGGTAGTTCCGCTTCCCCTTATAACAAGTCTCCCGGTGGAGATAACGAATTAGGATTCCAACATCTCGATTCACGTTTCACTGGTACTTCTGCTGCTGCACTATCTGGTAACGCTGTTGCTGGATGGACATTTGCCGATCAGGATAAAGGTGTTGCCGAAATTCTAAGAAATTTCGAAATCAACGCTAATATTCCTACCGTCGAAGTTAGCTTCGAGAAGACTGCCGTTGAAGCTGGTACTCGTAGACTAGGTGCTAAATGGTCAGTCGAATTAGAACAGGACTTGAAAAACATGAACGGTATCGATATTGATGCTGAGATTACAAATGCTATGGCATATGAAATCCAAGCTGAAATCGACCGCGAAATGATAATCCGCATGATCCAGACTTCCTTAAATGGTGGTCTTGGAAAAGGATTCTCTGTTTGGAGACCCTCTACTGCCGATGGCCGCTGGCTTGTTGAACGTAATCGTGACTTCTACCAGAGAGTAATTATTGAAGCAAATCGTATCGCTATCCGCAATCGTCGTGGACCAGCCAATTTCATTATCGCTACACCTCGCGTGTGTGCAATATTTGAAATGCTGCCCGAATTTCAGTGGGTAACTGTACAAGGTAATGTAAGCACCCAGCAGACTGGGGTTGCTAAAGTTGGTTCCCTCGGCGGAAGATTCCAGATCTATCGTGATACAAGAACAGAGTCTCAAAATGTTGGCGTCTATGGTGACAATGGCTATTCCAATGGAACTTCCACTGGAATTGAATATGCACTATTAGGCTACAAAGGAACTGAGTTCTATGATTCTGGCATTATCTACTGCCCATACATCCCTGTGATGATTCAACGTACCATCGGACCAAATGACTTCGCACCTCGCGTTGGCCTATTGACCCGTTATGGCGTTGTTGATAATATCTTTGGCGCAAGCCTCTATTATCACACCATCATCCTCAAGGATCTTGGCGTGGCATTTACCCCCGGTAATCAAGCGACCTACTTCTAAACTGTTATATACAGTAGTTAAGTTTAAAAAAACCCCACAGAGAAATCTGTGGGGTTTTTTGTTTCTCGTATTAAATATTAATATGAGAAGATTAATAAATGCTATTAAAGAAAAACTACAAGGTAAACCTCTGTCTTTAAGATCTCCCCATTGGGAAACTATAAGAAAGAATCATCTTAAATTAGAACCAGAATGTGCTGCTTGTGGAATTACCAAACATTTACAAGTTCATCACAAACAACCATTTCATTTACACCCAGAATTAGAACTAGAACAAAGCAATTTAATAACTTTATGTGAACAAAAAGGTGACGAAGGGTGTCACTTAAAGTTAGGGCATTTAGGAAATTGGAAATCATTTAATCCTAATATAGAAGCAGATGCACATCAAAATCGATTAATTGTTCAAAGTTCATAAATATATTTATGCTAGTTAATGAATCTAGGTTTACACCATTATCTTATGATATTAAAAATCAAATAAAACGATTGGTTACCGCGTTTATTAATACACATATTGCTAGAAGGGGTAAGTTATCAAATCTTACTTTGGATCAATCTAAACAAAATGTTAAAAAAATGATCAGCAAATCGAAATATAAATCTATATTTATAGGTTATATTCATCTAGGAAAAACACTTAACAAAGAAATACCAATTTTTATCAGTGAGACTGGTAGTGGAGGTTCTTATATAGAAGAAGATGGTGTTAATAATGAACATATAATAATATCATTCGATACTATATTTGGAGATTTAGAGACTAGTTTATCTATTTTAGCTCATGAAGTAATTCATGCTATACAAGAATATAAAACAGCATCGCCAGAATATTATAAGGCTGCTGAAAAAATTTCAAATAGTCAGGAATTATCTTCGGAAGAAAATTTTATATATTATACAGAACCTTCAGAATTCGAAGCTAATGCTACTCAATTATCGTATATTATTACTAGATTTTTCGAAAGAAAAGACATAGATAAAGATAAAGTTTTATATATATTAGATTCCGTTTTAAAATACCCAAAATCAAAAATGCATAAATTTTTCAATTCTATGTATTTGAAATATATTTTAAATAAACCAGAAGAAGATCATGAAATATATATGAGTTATCTTAGAGAAATATTTATTACAAAAATGGATTTTTTAAAGACTATCTCGTTACCGCCTAATAATTCACCTAAAAATATAAAAATATCAGATAGATATTGGAAACAATTTAAACAAAAACTTTTTAACTTAGTACAATATTTGAAAAAAAGACAATTAAAAAATCAAAAAAGTAATAAATAATATTATGGCTAATTATGACTATTATGTATTTGACGTAACTACTGAAACTCCTGCTAAGATTGGACCTAGCTTATCAGCTTCGGATAATTCTGTTATTTACATACCTTCTGCTACCCCTAAGTTTAATAAGAACGGAACTGTATATGATATTGCTGGTATATTATATAATGCAGTAACTGGAGTTAGTGCTGCAACAACTACCCTTACTATGGTTACCGGAGCAAGTGGAGCCCAAGTAAAGGTACATCCTAAATATAATGGACAAACTTTTGCTCTATATTTTACGGATGGATCTACTACCGCATTTACTGTAGTTACCGGTACTGCCACTCAAGTTCTAACTGCTGCTATTACCAATGATGATAGAGGTCCAGAAGAACGTAGGCATTTTGCAGTAGAAATCTAATATACAATTTATTAAAAACCCCACTAGAAATAGTGGGGTTTTTTTATTAAATGGTTAAATATTTTTATGGGGCTATTACTCAATAGAACAAATTCTAATATACTGTATCCTGTTAATAAAAATGTAGATGGATTAATATCAGCCTCAAATGGCTTGATGTGTCTAAAACAATCTATATTTGGTGCAGCAATGAGTCCTTCCACTATAATACAAGGGTTAGCTGGAGTAGCAGTAGGAATGATATCGGCTATTATCGATGCTGTAACAGAAGTTATTACGGATAGAGTAAATCAAATGATAGATTCTGTTCTATCACCTTTACGAAAAATAAGAGGTATAATTAATGATCTTACAGATATATTAATAGAAACACAACTTATTATAGATAAAGCTACAGATCTTAATAATTATTTTCAAAACCGACAAGATTGTTCTTCTATGGCAGTGCAGATGTTAAATTGTTTAGCACAATCTGCAATAAAACAAGTATCCAATAAAGTTGCAATGGAAGCTGATAAACACATCGGAAATATCGCAGATAATGTTTCGAAACAAGCATTTAAATCTAATGGTATAATCGATACTTTTGTTGATAGAAATACCAAGTTCCTTGAAAAAGCTACTTTACAAAATAAATTATTAATGTAATATGGGAAATTCATTCGAAGAAAAACATTACGGATTTTTTAGGGGAGTCGTAACACAGAATAATGATCCGGAACGAAGAGGAAGAGTAAAGATAGCTATACCAGAATTTACATCACATTTGGCAAGAGATTCTGGACTTAGTCCAGAAGTGCATCAAGCTAGATTTGTTGGTGGTGATAATATCAAAACATTCTTCGACAAAGAAGTTTTAAAAAAATTTAATCAAGTTTTATTATGGGCAGAACAAGCCAGCCCATTAATCGGCGGTGGAACCGCAGGTGTATATGATGCCAAAAATGGTATTGCTACGGTAGGAGAGGGGCACAGAGGAGCACTGAGAGAACCTCTAGGAGAAGATAGTATCACTCCTACAGGAGAATCAGTTTCTCCTAAAGCTACCATGTCGATGAATGGTATTCAAGGCGGTTTTGGTGAAGGATGTAAGACGGGTTTGTGTGACGTTTATAATGAATCTTTAGCTCCTTCTCCTATTAATAATGCTACCAAAGGCATGTTTTCTGTTCCTCGTGTAGGATCACATGTTTGGACCTTTTTCGAAAATGGAAATTTGGATCATCCTGTGTATATGGGATATGCATTTGATAAACAAGATTGGAACAGTGTTACTAATCCTCAGGGCAGTAATCCAAGTTTACATTATCCTGCTGGAGCCGAATCCATGCCAGATAGCGAACCGTTCTTTTTTACAGGACAAACCGTTTTCAATTCTAAAGCAGGTTCTTTGGAATTTATAGAAACTGATGATTTCGAAAAAATAAAAATATCACATTTTAGTGGTTCGTTTTATGAAATAGGTAATCATATAACTGCCGAAGTGGTAGCAGAAAATAAGACTACCATTATAAATCAAGAAGAAAGTCATACAGTAAAAGGGGATAGAGGCATAATCGTAAAAGGGGATAACCACGAAATTTACAGAGGAGATCATTATATAACTTATGGTGATCCAGATAATAAAACCTTTTATGATGATTGGGTAGATACTGCAAAACCCGCATTTGTACATGCTGCAAATTTTTCTCAACAAGTTCGAATTATAGAAGATCCTACTAATTCCGGAGCTTCTAAAAATGGACCGAACAGTACTTTTTCTCATCCTACTAAACTTACGTTAGTAAAATCTTGGACTACTCTACTAAAAGGTATGAATCCTTCGGAGTATAGTAAGAAAGTTCAGCATTCAGAACTCGGAGTTAAATAGGTTGAACATAGTTTATTAGATAGTAAATACAAGTATGAAAGCTAGATATCAAGGAAGGATAGTGGAGTTGAGTGAAGATCCCGCAACAGCCAAAAAACAAATGGCTGCATATAGTGCTCAATGGAAAGCAGAAGCCGAAAGTGCTCCTAATACTAGTCCTCATGTAACCCCAATACCAGCATCTAAATATATATATTCAGATGCTTTAATTGAAAAGCGTTACATGCAGTGTAGAGAACAAGAAGATCAAATGGTTGTAGATGGTGATAAGGACACGCCTAATTATTCAGATTGTGAAAGTTACAAACAAAAGTTAATAGATTCTAATAAAGTAAATAAAGAGGAAGAAAAGCGAGAAACATCGAAAACCATTACCCCAGATCCCGTACCAACTCCAGAAGTAATTCCTACCACTATACCAGAAACTAAAGAAGCTACTGCACCCAATAGTGATTCTGGAACTACTACATCCGAAGCTGTGGTTCCTAAAGAACCCGAACCTAAAGTCCTGCCTCCAGTCTCTACTCCAACTGGGGATATACCAGTAGCTTCGACACAACCTAGTGTTTATAAAAAACAAGCAGCAAGTAATAAGATGTCGGAAAAGGTTCATATAGTAAATACTCAAAAAACTTCCAAAGAGAACCATTCGGAAATTTTAACGAAAGTTTCCGAAAATCTTATTCCTATAGAATCTAGTATTACTACTGGAGGGAATCAAATAATCTCATATGAAAAGGATAAACACGAATCAATAGGTGCAGTAATAAATACATTTCCTTGTTTAAGGAAAGATAATTCTGGAGAATTTAGACCAAAATCTATTGCTATCGAAGGTAAAGGATCTTTTGTAAATCATTCTCCAGTTTCATATACAGAAGAGGTAGAAAACTCTAGATTTCCGTGTGGATCATATTCCTTGAATGTAGGTAATAGTTATGATTTATCTGTTGGCGCGGGAGGGGCTAATATATCTACTCTCGGAAATATGAAGTTAGGTTCTGGTGGTCGAACTCTTATTACTGCCTCAGAGGAAGTAAATATTAGTTCTGGTAATGGAAATACTAATATCAGAGCTAAACATAATATATCTTTAAAAGCTGATTCTGTTACCCTAGAATCTCCTAATCAAATTGTAGTTAATGCTACCTTAGGAGTAGCAAAAAATGCTATTATTAATGGATGTGCATTTGTAGATGGTGAGTTATATTTAAATCACATTACTTGTCCAGCCGAAGTTCAATATACGGGTGGTGGCATGGGAAGCTTCGGTCAACTTATGACTGGAGCTGGAGCAGATGGTTCATCTAAGGGTGCCGGTGGTGGTGCTATTATTGGATTTGCTGATGTTAGTTATATTAAACGATTATACGAAAGCATACAAGATTGTAATATTTTTACTTGTATAGAAAAAGAAGGATGGAGTATGCCAGATCGAATACCGGTTATGGTATGTCCGGATGGAGGAACGACAGTAGCTTCCAATGTTGGAAATGCTGGTTTGATTACAAACCCAGAATATTCCGTATTTGTGTATCCTCACGAACATCCATTCAACAATGTTCCGCTATCTTTCACTACTGGCAACGAACAGATGAGACAGAGAGCTTCTATCCTGAATTCAGGCAATGTAGGCACCGCAGCCCCAATTCAACATGGATATAAGACTCCGGTAGGATAAGTTCAAAATCCATATTTAATTTGAGCCAACATGAAAAGCTTTGGATCTACTATTACAAATTCTGTAATTTCTTCGTCTGGTAGTTCGTAGTGTGTGAAAATTTCTAAACCAAGTTCTTTATTAAACTCTTCCATTAATGATGCAGAGGAGTTTCCGAATCTCTCTACCATTGCGGGTTGATAACTGGCATAAAAATCTATACAGACTCTATGTCGTTGTTCCATACATTATCCTTTAATTCTTTTTTGATAATGTTTCTATACGATTTCCAGCAATCGAAATTATCATGTACACCTACCTCGCAAATAGCGGAGTGTTCGAATGGACTAAAATGACCTTCTGCCAAAAGAGTGTTGTGTAATTGATAATCTTTTTCCAAATTAATTTCTCCTTCAAAATTTTTATATGAAACTCTTGCCGATCTAGCAGTAGCAACTTTTAATTGTTGTCCAATAGATAATCCAGTAAGATATTGATCTCCAAAAGGGATATGCCAATCTCCGAAATCCTTTTTTTGTGGAATATTGTTTTCATATAGTTCTAACATTTTATATGCTAATTCTCGAATTTCTGGCTGGGCTGCTTTATGTGCTCGAAGTTTGAAAAAATTCTTAAATTCTGTAGCGGTTACTAAAGTAGTAATGTGAAAAAATGGCTCCATCAACCGATTCACTATTTGTTTGTGGATTCCAAGTTCATTCAGTTGTGATGCATATCCAACTGCGGCATCTTTAGCCGAATGCCAGATCAGCATGGCTTTGGTTTTGGTATCACCATCTACTTCGTTATCTGCCTGCATCCCTTTTTGGTTTGCACCCCAATGTACAGGCATTGCCGGTTGGGTTAATACATCTTCAATAAATTTAGAAACTGGAATCGCTCTACTTGAAGCGGCATTCCTAGAAAACATTCTGTGTGTCAACAACTCAGCATGTATCCATCGTGGATATTCTAATATGAATGATGTAATACGTTTGCCTTCTACTGCACTGCAACAAGAATCTGCTATAATTCTAGCGGTTATCATAGCCTTATACTATACCACAGTATTGTAAAAAATACAAGATATTTATTACAATACTACATCTACTAAACCATACTTCAAACAAGTGGCAGCATCGAACCAAATATCTCGTTTTAATATAATATCCAACTCTTTCATAGGTATCTTTGTATATTCTTTATATAAAGATTTTATAGTATTCATCATTCTTCTGTTGTTCTCTTGTTCATCTTCTAACCGTTCAAAAGTTCCTGCACAAACAGCACTAATTTGATGTATCAACATGAAACTATTTTTCCCAATAAATCTTTTTTTGCCAGCAATACTGATAATAGTTGCAGCACTAGCAGCAGCACCTTCTATATAGGTATAAACTTTAGTTTTCATTGTTCGAATAGTGTCCACAGTAGCCAATCCTGCTAATACATCTCCCCCATAACTGTGAATTCTTACATGTATTACTGGATCAAACTCCTGATCTCCCATTGTAATTTTAGCATGTTGCATTCTTATATCCAACTCTCGTAGAATACGATTTAATTCACTACATGAAGCACCGGATATTTCGGCATAAAAATGTATGGTATTATCTAATACCTTTATAGATCCTGATGGTAGCAACAAATCAGAGGTTGGTGGTACGGAAGAAGTTTCTTTAATTGGTTCGTCCTCATATTCTTCCGATCCCCAATATTTTCTCATATATTTATTTATTATAAAACACGAGAAAGTCCAAGTATGAAGATTCTTTTGCCCGTTTCATCGTCTACATCAGTCGCAGTACATTTTACTTTAGTGATTACTTGGGTAATTCTATGTTGATAGCGGAAAGTTTCTTCGAATGGTGTATCATATGCTAACATATTATGCCATTTTTTCTGTATAGATTGTCTATCTTCAGGATGGATGGATAGTAACCAACTGTGTCCATGTGCATCGTCTTCTGATAATCCCGTCAAGGACATCCATTTGTTATTAACTTTTATGCATTTTCCTTCAGAATCACAAATAAACTGAGCTAATTCTAAAGTATCTAATATAGAATTTACAATTTTTCTCTGTAATTTAATTTCATTGTATATTTGAGTTTGTCCATTTTTGATCTGTACTATAGTTTCCGGTGTTTCAGATATCAATCTTAATACATTATACCAATCTGCCTGTTTAATTTTCTTACTAGAAAACCTATAAAACGTATACAACACTCCTACTAAAGATAATGTAAAATATATCCATCCTACATTATCCTTTAATATTTGCTGTAATTGTAACATATCGTTATAGAGAATTTTCGTCTTGTGAGTTTTGGTGGTTATTAACTGTAGTATCTAGGAAGGCTTTTAATGATATTAATCCCGGTACTACAGATTTCAGGCCCATTTTAATCCAATCTAAATTGGTTACATCCGATATATGATGACTATCCACGGTATCTAATAACGATACAAACGTAATTACCGTAGTAACAAATACATAAAAAAACATTCTAGAAAATAATTTGAAGTTTTCCATATAATTATTTATCCATTTTCATATAAAAAAAGGAGTATATTATTTAATAATAAACTCCTTTTCTACTCTATATATTAATTAATATATTATAATTGCAATTTATGGATTTGTGATTTTATCTGCTATGTCTTGTACTTGCTTTACCTTTGTGGGGTTTTTTAACTTAGCTGCATATACATTCAACATCTTAAACGCATAGTCAGGCTTAATCCATGATATATGTTCTCTATCAATTAGCGGATCTTCTATCTCTCCGTCATTTACACAATAGAGTAAAACCGTCATTTCATCTTCACTAAGACGTTCTAGTTTATGTGTATGTATCATATTATCCTTCGCAAGAACTACACGTTAATATAGAACGTGCTAATTCCTGAGCAGGGTTGGAATTGCGTTGATAGTATAGACTTTTGATTCCCTGTTCCCATGCGAAAATCATAAGTTCGCTAACTTCTTTCGGTTTAGTAGACGGAGGTATTAGAATATTTAAACTTTGACCTTGATCAATATATTTTTGTCTTTGTGCAGCCTGAATTACTATATCTTTCTGTGAGATTTCCCCAAAAGTTTTGAAAACGTCCTTTTCTTCCTGTGATAAAAATACTAAATGTTGTACACTACCACCTTTAACTAAAATACTTTTCCAAATCTCATCAGTATCCATTCCCTTTTCGTTCAATAAAATCTTTAGATATGGATTTTTATATGATGATCGGATCTTGGCAAGATCTTTAATAAAATAATTATCACGAAGAGGTTCAGTACTAGGAGAAACTTGCCCTACAATAAATGAACTTGATGTATTTGGTGCAATTGCCAGTAGTGTAGTATTTCGAATACCATACCCTTCGAGTAGAGGGGGTTCCCCGAATTTAACCGCCAACTCTTGGGTAGCCATATCGGCTTCAGATTTGATGAATTTCCATATTTCGACATTAAGAAACTTAGCTGTCATCGATTCGAATGCTACCATTTTAGATTGTAGGCACGAATGCCACCCTAAAAGGCCCAGCCCGAGTGCTCTGTGATTGATTGCAAACTTTCTAGGGGCTTCCATGAAGCGCATTCCTTCGGTTTTATTAATAAATTCTGTCATAACAGAATCCATAAAATAAATTAAAGTCTTTACAGCATCAGTATCTTTCCATTCATCGTAAGTTTCGGCATTCATAGAAGCCAAATTACATACAAAAGACTCATCTTCCGAATTCGGAAGCATTATTTCCGTACAAAGATTAGTATGATGTATCTTCATACCTTTATCTTTATACACTTGTGGTGCATTTTTGTTAACAGTATCAGTAAAGAATATATACGGATACCCACTTTCAAATTTTTTCTTAATTATGTCTCCCCACAATTTCCGTTTTTCCTTGTCTCCACTGGTCATGGAAATCATCCATTCGTCTGTTATACACACCCCAAAAGATAGGTCTTGTATATTGTTACCTTCTGAACGAATTTTAAGAAATTCCGAAATATCGGGATGATCAATTGGCAAATATGCTGCAAAGGAACCTCTACGAACATTTCCCTGTGACACAACATTCATCAATTTATCATATAATTCCATGAAATGCACGGAACCTGTCGATTCACCACCCGCAGATATTGGTGCGCCTCTGCCCCGTAAGGCTCCAAAATAGGCCGATGTGCCCCCTCCCATCTTAGTCATGATGCCTACCTCCGAAACTTTATCTAGAATGCCATCCATAGTATCTGGAATATAACTCCCAAAACAACTAATAGGCAGTCCTCGTTCTCTCCCAAAATTTGAAATGATTGGTGAACTTAATGAATAAAAACCACGAGAAAGATAATTATCAAATTTATCTGCAAACCCTTCTATCCCCAAATATCTTTCGGCAGTGATAGAAATATCTCTATACCGTTGTATAGCGGTCTCCCCTTCGAGCAAATATCCCCTTTCGAGAAATTTTATAGATTCCTTATTCAACCAATAATAACTTTCCCTTTTCATAATTAAAATAAATCGTCTTCTGTAAATGATTGATTTTTTTTGCTATATTCTGTGGGTCTAGTATGGAAAAAATCCGCCATATTATTACCTAATAACTCTTCTTCGAACCACATCGTAGAAGATAGTAGTTCTTTATTTACTTCAAATGCCTTAGGAAATCCAATCTGTTCTAGCGACTGGTTGATCCTATTTTTAATAAATTCTTTTAATATAGGAGCACTAAGTCCCTCTTCGCTTATTCCATTAACCATCCAGTCTACAATTTGTGATTCGGAATCAAACGCCTCGCCAGCTTCTTTGAGAATACGTTCCTGTAATTCTTCGTCAAATAGTTCTGGATATTCTTCTCGAATAGTATTGATGATTTGAATACCAACTAGAGCATGTAAATTTTCCTCATTACGAGTATATTTTACCTGTTGATCGGTATCCTTCATTACATTTTTAAATCGAGCAAACCAATTGATTACATAAAACTGAGAAAATAATGAAACATTCTCAACGAATAGAGTGAATAGTATAATAGCATACAAATATTGTTTCTTACTGTCTTTATAAAATTTGTGAGTATATTTACGGAGATACTTCACTCTTCCTTGGATCCATTCCAATTTAAGGTTCTGTTCGAAAATGTCGTCTAAACCTAGAACAGAAAGTAGTCTTTCGTATGCATTATTATGAATAACTTCTACACTAGCCATTACATATCCCAAATCTTGTAATGATGGATGAGGTAAATTATCTCCTAATCTTGCCCAAAATGTTTTAACTGCTACCTCGATTTGTCCAATAGCAGAAAGAGTCCTAATTATAATTTCTTTTTCTTTGTCCAAAAGTGTTACTTTGAATTGTTGTACATCAGAACTAAATGTAAATTCCTTATCGGTCCAAAAACCATCATGCATGGCTTTGATGAATTTTTCCGTCCAAGGATAGTTATTAGGCTTACGCGAGATCTGTTCATCGAATATCATATGCTTCCTTATTTAGGTATGATTACATTCGATTTGTGATCATACCTAAACTAGCATTTTGATCTAAATACTCATGGAGATTTTTTATATATTCCACAATTTCCAGATCAGATTTTTTAATTGAATTACTATCTAAATCTAAATCATCATCTTTGATTTTTAAGATATCTTTTACCATTTTATCAGTAATTTCTGGCAAATCTGTAAGATCTATTTTAAATAAATCTTTAATATCTTTTATTTTATAACCACGCTTTAACAGACTTTTAGCTTGCCTCGATACATATAAAGAACTAAATTTTTCTGGAGACCCATACTGGGATACTTTATTCTCGTAATATTCATTACTTACTGTAATGGTTTTACCTGTAATGACACATCTAATCTTATGAGACATAGGATCAATTGTACCACAAAACTAGACAAAATCAAGAAGTATCTAACTCCCCTACAGCAATATATTTAAACGGTAATCTCGATTACATTCTTGTCTAAAGAAAAATTATCTTCGTTTATATAAAAACCTTTGCCATATGAATCAAACGGTAATCCCATTTTTCTTTTTTGTAAGTGACAATATGAAACATTTCTAGTATCTCCGAGAAAACTTTTTTACCTTTCCGGTAAATGCATCATGACTAAATTCATCTCTAGTAATGGTATATGGAATCCCCGGTATGTGAAGGCGTATTTTTGAATTTTCCATTATATTATATAATTATTTAACTTATAATAAGTTAATATAATGGTAAATTACTTTAATAATTTTCTATCGATTCGGATTGGGGATTTCGTTTAGCATGATACTCTGCATACGATGGTATTCCCGATTTTTTTGCTTTCTGTAATTGTACGGGAGATCCAAAATTGGTATTTAATTTATTACCATGAGCACCAAGTTTAATCCGTTCTTGTCCAGATTTGATCATTTCTTGTTCTTTATCGACATCTTCTTTTGTTTTATTTATTGCCGGTTCAGTATTGGTATTACCCAAAAATTCTCTAAAAGTCAATCTTTTGTGAAGAGCCCCGGCATATTCATCTTCTAGGAATTCTAAATACACATCGTTCCATTGATCTCTTGGTATCCCAACTTTATTTAAAATTCTTTTTATATGTGTAGCAGTAACTTCATAACCTTCTGCTAGAATTATTTTATTATCACCGAAGGCCGATGGATCATTATCTTTATTTTTTTGTTTATCTTTGAATGCCCAAAAAGAAAGCACCGCCACAGATTTATTATCTACATTATTTTTAATATTCGTCCAAATCCTCCCAGAAGGAGAAAACATTAAACGAGCATTTATTTGCTTCATTAAAGGAGATTTCATAAACTCTTGATGTTGAGCAAGATCAGATAAATCAAATTTAACTAATTTATTATCATTATTATAAGTATTAACGATACCAGTTTTTATTTTTTCAAAGAAAAGTCTCTTAATCAATCCGTGAGACAACCCTCGTCCTACTGCAAGTTCACTATGTAGAGATTGCATTTCGGCAAATGGTTTCACTCCCATAAATTCTATGTTAGTATTTAAAAAACCAAATCCATATATAGTATTATCATCAAAATCGTATTCAACATCGACTTTTAAATTATCGTTATTGATATATAACTGATCTGGATCCTCCTGCAACGAAAAATATTCTCCGAATTTTATCATTTTTTATATTTATTCTTATTTGGCTTATTTCGTTTTTGAGGAAACATCCCTTGAGGTAAAACTCCGTTCACTCCTGCTTTTCCATCATCACCCATAAACCCCGCAGGTTTTCCTTTAAACCATGTGTTCCCATCTGTTGCCCGCATCGGATTGGGCTTTTGGTATTCTTCTATAAACATATCTATTAAATCATCGAACTTCATGAAGTTATTTAACTAAATAAACTCATGGATATCAGTTTTTATCAGATGGGAGACATTTATAAACAAAAAGTTGTTCTTAGAGAATTTACTAATAGTCCTGAAATGGATTCTAAAAATTCATATCAAACTACAGCTTCTATGTCAGGACCCGGACATGGACCTACTAATGCTAGTGATGGTGACAAGGCACAATTCGGGAATCAGCTTATGTTCCCGAATGGAGTTATGCCCAATAATATGAAAGCTGATTTATTAATGAAATTTCTTAAGAGCGAAATTGATGAGGGTACTTGGAATGATGATACTAAAGAAAGATTTAAAGTATTATTATCTTACTTATTAGGCGCAGATTTTTCTGATGATAAAATAGTAAAATAATTAACTATAGTAAATATCATAGTTA